CCTTTCCATTAGAATTGACAATAGTAGTTGTCATATCCATATCTGGAGTTATTTCAGTTAAATAGTTTCTAAAAGCAAGTGAGTCTCTTGATAAAAACTCATTTTCTACAAAATTTGTTATATATCCTTTATCTGAATTACCATCTACTGATAATAACATTGTTTTTAATCTAGTAGTTAATTCTGAACTCCGTTCTTTAGATATCTTTCGTTTTGCTTTTACTTCTGCTGTTATATTAGACTCATCATGTCCATTTAACATTTTAAATGTAATTGTTCTTTTTGAAGTTGGTAATTCAAATGAAAATTCATTTTGTCCTTTAGTAATTTTTTTAAAATCAAGTTTTACTGAATTTAACTTAGACAAATCAACTTCATGTTCTTCTTCATTGTATTCGAACTGGTAATCTTTACCATAACCGAGAACACGAGCAGCTACCATAATAGCATTTTTATCACCAACTAATAAATCTTTAATATTTATTGTTTTATCCACAATCAAAGATTGTAGTAAAATATCAATAACAGTTCCTTGTTGTATAAGATTCTGAGAGGTTAGAATGTCTTCTTCTTTTGCGGTCATATATTTTACTTCTACTTTACCACTAGATAGGGGGTGACCGTCAATGTAGAAATATCCTCTGGATGGTAAGTCTACCACTTCCGTAGGAAATTTGTAATCAGCCATAAATGACTCCTTTATATTGTATTAATATATATAACTAATTTTGTTGTAAAACTAATTTATTTTTTTCCAAACTTTTCCGCTGCTGTAACACCAAGTCCAACTACTGAAATGTACATAAAACATTCCAATATCTTGTCCTTAACTTCAAATGTAGAAAAGGTATCAGCACCCCAACTACAAATCAACATAAAGAATGCTGCGAAACCGACAAATCTTTTACTAGAGATTTTAGCATCACTAGAAAGCATTTCTCTTAAAAAACTCATATTTACTCCTTAGAATTGTAAGATTGCGTAATCGTATTTAAGTGTTAATTGTATCTCAGCTGGATCACTTGAGGCGTAATCTAAATCACCAAAGTTAGCTGTCTCGATATAAGTACCTTTCAATACCCATTCCTCAACAACGTCACCAACTGGTCCTAACATATTAAATGTAACGTCTTTTTTGTAAAAATCTGAGTATCCATCTCTTCCTGTTACGGATTCATGTGATAAACGAATCCATTCCATAACACCTTGTGCTGCTGATGGTACAACTGGATCATAAAGAGTTATATCAATTGGTTGCCACGCACCTTTACCCTTAATGTATCTCTTAACGTTAATGTGGTCTAAAACTATTTCCTCAAACTGAATCTGAGGTCTATTTGCTGTCTTAATAAGATAAGCGGGAAGTCCTTCTATATACATAATGAACCGATTCTTTGTCTTCGGTTCAAACGGTGTAAACATAATTTCCGATGGATCTAATGTAGCCATTCTTTTTTCTCCTAAAAAGTCGTTTATTTCTACTCATAAATAAATATCAATTAAAGAAATTTTCATTAAATAAAATAAAAAACCCCTCGTAGAGAGGGGTTTTTCATGTATTAGTTTTAACTAATCTTACTCAGGAAATGTAGCTCCTGTTGGTTGTACTACGAAATCAAGTACAATGAACTCTGCGGTTCTTGTAGGTTGAACAAATATCTGTCCTACCAATTGATTTCTATCTACAACGTCTGGAGTGTTATTAGTGTCATCCATGACAACCCTAAAAGCACTTAGGCCACTATTAGACTGAACTTGTTCTAGATATGGATTCACAACATTTAAGAAACGATTTCTTAAAGCTTGAGTATTTTGTTCAAAAACTAAGTACTTTGAGGTACTTGCAATAAATTTTCTCAAAGCAATTAATAATCTACGAACATTGATTCTATCTAGAGCTGATGGTTTAGATTGTAGTGTCTTTTGTCCAAATACCACAACTCCTTGACCAGGAAATGAAGCGATTG